GCGACAGCGGCCCAACCGGTGACTCTGCGAAGCAGACTCACTCCTGCGGAACGTACCGCATGGGAAGAGAAACTGCAAGACCCTACAGAGGCCGCGCAAGCGCGGTACATGCTGGATCGCGATGATGACCGGGCCGTTCAGAACGGCCTCATCGTTAGCAATTATGAGAGTCGCGTTCTTTTGGCTCTTGAAAGTTTTAAAAGCAGAAATCGGGATTATGTCCAATCGCAAGAGAATGCTGCCAAGTTGGTCGGCTTCATTGAACGTCGCGGACTAGACCCGACGCTTGTTAAGAATTATCAGAAAGCTTACGACGCGCTTCGAGAAATTGGAGCCCTAGACGGAAGTGTTTCTGGAAATCAGGTAGGCGAGTCCGAATTGACCGTCCTACCTCCTACAGTGCGTGAGGAAAAGACGGTGCCTGTCGCACAGGTACCAGTGGAACAGCCCGCTCGGATTAGCGAACCTGTTGCACCGCAAAAGCGACCTGTCGCCCCCATTCCTACGGGGTTGTCGAATGCTGATCAATCATCCGACGCAGAAAACCTGATTCCGGAGCCCCACTGGTTAACAGTGCGGGTTTACCTAAAGGACGGCAACGGTAATCCGACACGGCAGTATCAAGAGTTCCACGATATCGATGCATACAATCGCCTCGATCCAAAGGCTGAGAGAGTTTTTATGCTTGATCAGTCTCCTGAAGGAAAGGCCCGTCGCGCCAAGTACGAGCAAGCCCTCGTTGAGAAAGAAGCACGAGATCAGGCTGCAAAAGCAAAACGTGGCTGGAAGTAGGAAGAACTCAAGTTGTATCTCTCTGGGAGGAGGGGAACAACAAGAAAGGTTGACTCAATATGACTGGATACTCTCCAGCAATTAACAACCAGTCGAACCTCCCGCAATCGACTGTGAAGTATTACGACAAAAAGTTCCGCGAGAACTTGAAGGCGCAGACGCCTTTTGTCGCTTGCTCTGAACGTCTGGACCTGCCCATGAAGTCAGGTAACCAGTACGAAATGTTCATGTACGTGCCGCTGGCAGCCAACGTCTCGACCACTGTCGAAGGAACTGTTGGGACTTCCATCCCGGTCAGCGTGCTGAACACCACCGCTGTCATCGGCGAATACGCCGACTACGCGAACTTCTCTTCGTTGTCTCTGGCCACTGCCATCGACAACACTGTTGAGAATGTCGCAAAGGAATTGTCGTACCGCTTGGGCGAGTCTTTGAGCGCTCTGGTTCGTGCGACCGCAGACGGCGCTTCCGCCATCGACTCCAGCGTGCTTGTCGAACTGGGTGCTTCCAGCACTTCCAGCTTTACCGCTCTGTCTCTGAGCCAAATCCGTAACTCCGTCCAGTCTCTGGCCGGTCGTTCGGTTCGGCCCTTTGACGAAGCGTCGAAGGCATTCTGCGGAGTCATCCATCCTTTTGCTCTGGGAGACGTACTCGCAGACAACAGCAACGATTCACCCCTTGACATGTTGAAACATACCCCCGTGGGTATGGCCAAGATGGAAGAGTTGGTGAGCGTTGATCTGACTGAGGTCATTGAACTGCCCGCTTCTGGCGTGCATTTCTTCCAGACTAACCAGATCACCACGACCGCCAACTATTCTGGCGTTTCCGGTCTGACGGCTCTCCGCACCTACATCTTTGGGCGCGATGGTATCTATTCCATCAACCTCGGAGCGCAGGGCGACACCGGCTTCGGCGATGGTGAGTGGCAGAACATCAAGTGCAACATCAAGCAGAACGTTGAACCCAGCGTTGCTGACCCCGAAGGTCTCATCCCCGGATGGACTTCGTATCGTGTGCACTTCACCACGTCTCTCGGCCCGGACACCACGATCCGTATGCGCCAGATTGACGCGGCCAGCGCAATCAGCTAAAGAAACCGCAGGGCAGTGTTGAGAAATACTGCCCTACTTTTTCTAAACGAAAGGACATCAACATGGCAGACGTTCAAGAATCTTATCCTACCCCGACTACGGGGAAAAACCTGCCTCTCTTCATGGAACTGTCGGGTCAGGGCATCACAAATGCCAACCCTCAGACGGGTTCGGGCTCCTTGGTCGGTGGAAATAACACCTACAAGGTCACCCTTTCCGTCGCGAACAGCGTGAAGGCAGGAGCATCGGCGACCGTGTCTGTGACGGTGAACTTGTTTGACCTTGCGGGAACTGCGCAAGGCATCAAGAGTTCCGTTACCGCAGTGTCGTACAATGCCGCCCCGACCAGTTCGAGCGGGACGCAGGAATCGTACCCGGCCCCTCTCACCACCTTTGGAGAGATCGCGACCGTGGGAGCAGTGTCGTACTCCGCTTCAGCGGGCACGGCCACAATTACCCCCATTACTCCGGGCCAAGCAGTTGTCGAGTTCGAGTACCCGTTCGGTCTGAATGCGAATAACACCGCAGCCGTCGAGCCCGGTCCACAACCCGGTGGCGCGCTTGGGTATCAGCAGAACGACATGGTGTATTCTCAGATTCTGGTCCAAGTCGTACCTTAAACAGAGTCTGGTTGTTTCAGAGCGG